AGCCCGCCGATGGCTTCACGTAGCATGTCTTCCGCTTTGTACTGCTTGCCAAACAGCCACAGTTCATCAATCAGTGTCCCCACGGACTTGATACCGGACACCGTATTCGGATCGGCTGCCACCACCTTCAGGGTGGTGTCCGTCACCCGATGGGTGATGGTCCGGATATGTGTCTGCACCTGACAGAGGTCATCCAGATCATCGTCCCGTCGTACCATATCCCTGGCAGGGTTGAAGGCGTTAGCCGCCACCTCCACGGTCGGGGCCAGAATGGTGTAGCCCGCCGCCTGCCGCCAGTTCAGTAACAGCGCCGTCATCATGATCCCCGCGGCCAGCGTGGACTTCGAGTTTTTCTTGGGGATAAGGATAAACACTTCCTTGATATGGCGAACACCGGTCTGCGCATCGTAGGAGCCAAACAGGGCCGCCACCAGGTCAAACACCCACGGTGCACAGGACTCCCCGAATGTCGGGCTACCCGGTGCATCCACAATCCGCAGTTGTTTAAAAATCGCCAGTGCATGTGCAGCCTGGTCCGGATAAATCGGAGCCGGAATAATCGACAGCCCCTTTTTCAGGCGCTCTGCCCAGTCCGGACATGCCGTGCTCCACACAGGTATCATCCGTTGCCCTCATTATCATTATTCACCACCAGGCGGGGTGGTGGTGGCACCGCAAAACGGTTAGCCGCTTTTTTCGCCGCGTCACCTTTTGCCGATTTTTTACCGGCATCCCCTTTTTTGTGGTGCGTGAACTGCGCCAGCTTATAAGCCGCATCCAGCGCCAGCCTGGGGTCGGTATTAATGTTCTCCACCAGAAGACGCCCCATCGCTTTCACCGGATCGGGAAGACCGTCCTCCATATACTCAATACCAGGAGATATCACCACGGGCGGTGGCATCTCCGGATTTGTTTCGTCCGGCTGTGGTATTGCAGCCGCCTCACGGCGACGGGGTTTATCCTCCGGCTCTGATTTTTTCTGCCGGTAAACAGGAACCTCATCCACCTCCACCGTCTCGCACTGTTTACGGGCTATAAACGCAAGCACCTCCGGATCTTTTGCCAGCTGCGAGCCTTTAACCCTGGCGGTCTTCGCCGAATAACCGGCGGCAAGGGCTGACGCTGTTTTGTTTTTCCCGGACATGAGCGCCAGCGCAAATTTTCGTTTTTGCGTTGTCAGCACAGCCTCCTCCCGGGTCCATAACGCACTCAGCCGGGTATGGTTCAGCCCATTTTTCCCGGCGTCTCATGCCGCAAATGTTAACTGCTGCCTGGTTAACATTTGCTGAAAAAGCCTGTTAACATTTTTTCCACGCAACAAACTGAATAATAAAGATAAAAACCGCAAAAATGCCCGGACAGCCAGTTAACATGTTAACAGCCCTGAAACGGGAATTTTTTCTCTGCGTGAGACGGGGGGCGGTGTCCGGGACGATCGTTTTTTTCGCCGGATGATCCCCCCCCCGGGTCGGGTTACAGTCCGATGATGTCGTCTGCTCTGCCATGACCTCCGGACACCTCCGGCAGCATCGGGTCCGGCATACCACTCACCGCTTCACGAGCAGACTTTTGTCGATGGCATTCGGTACAGAGCGTCCAGAGATTCGTCTCCTCATTACCACCACCGAACTGAAGTGCAATTCGGTGATCGAGTTCACTGTCACAGAGGTCAACCACACAACCACAGAGACAGCACTGCCCGGCATCCCTCAGCCAGATATGACGCTTGAGGGAAACCCGGGCACTGCCACTGACACGACGCTGTTCCCCCTTCAGAATATTCACCCGTCGGGTATTCAGTGTTTTGATTCTGCTCTGGAGTGTACGAAGCTCAGCCATGTAAAATCCCCGTCATATAACTTGTCACCAGAGGAAAGAAAATGTCATCGAAAAACCGGACCCGCAGAACCACAACCCGCAATATCCGTTTCCCCAATCACATAATTGAACAAATCAACATAGCCCTTGAGCATAAAGGGTCCGGTAACTTTTCAGCGTGGGTTATTGAAGTCTGCAGGAGAAGGCTGGCAACAGATGCAACGCATCTGCGCCCGGCCAGCATGACAAATAACGAGAAATGAACGTTCGGTTACAGGAGCAGGTACCCACTGTCCTCCAACAATATTTCATCTTCATATCCGACGGAACAAGACTTACCCTGCCGGGATGTACAGAATAACAACAGAGTGATAATTAATTTCTGATGAAATAATCAGGGTGCAGAAGGACTAAAGATAAACGTTTTCTTCACGCCTTTACACGGCCTGTCCTTCTCAAATCGCCATTTTGCCATCGCCTTTACAACCTGCTCATCAAACAAATGGTGCGGCTCTGAACGGATAAACTCAATTCGGGTGACAGTACCATCAGCACCAATATCAAACTTCACATCAACCCGTCCCTTTATATAATTTGCCGCTGCATAGGCCGGATATTGTGGTAATGCCTTAACCAACTGTCGGGGCATATCTGTTTTATGTTGCGTACAGCCCATAACCAGAGAAGACAACAAAATAATTAACGGAAGATTTCTTTTCATTTTCATTCCCGGCACAGATAAGAATAAGTCTTATTCTAACAATGCCACCCTGTCGGTCATCAATCCTCTGCTTAATGGCAACGACAATTATCCGACTTAAATCACAAATCAGACACATGACATAACAGAGCTTGCGAGGTAACACATCGTCCGGCTTCTTCCACCATCGCACCGGACCAGCGACCATGAGGGGACAACGCCGCGCTCCGTTTACGCGGTAAACCCCGGTGTGTATCGTTTTTGATTATCCCCGCACACTCGCGCAGAGGAGTTCCCCGTCGGGCTACGGTCATGGTTAATGCGGGAATACGGCGACGATACAGCGCATGATGTGTCAGGCCTGAATACCTTTATCCGTTAAAAGGGATATCAGTTAAGTTATCCCGTGTAGGGTATAAGCCATTATCAAGCCCACCAGTAGATGGGCTTTGTAATGGCTACTTCGCTTTTGCTTCCGCTCGCTTACGCCGGCGCTCTTCTTTCCTCTCGGCTTTTGCCATGTCCATGAATGCCTGCATGATCGAGTTCCGCATCATGTAGCTAACAAAGTGATGATTGACACAGCCGTTGAGACGCAGCTGCTCGCCAAACTCATCCACCGAGGCCAATGCTTCCATCATACCCTTCTCGCCTTTCATGAACTCTGAGAAGTCGCGCCCCGCTCTGGAGGCGCATTCAATGACACGATCACTCATCCCGGAAGCCCGGGGATCGAAATCTGCAACTGGTTAGCCAGGGAGTTAATTTCAGCGATCAAACCAGGTTTCGTGTAGCGCCATGCCGCGAGGCCTTGTCCACAGAAGCTCGCCATGTCTTTTTTCTGATCAAACTCATGACATTTCATGTTGAGCTGCGCACTTAAGCTGTTCCGATGATGAAGCTCTCCGGTGAAGTAATCATCGAGGACTTTATAGGCTGCATATTTAAATCCGGGGTTTAGCCATGCTGCGTAATCATAAGCAACGAACTTTCCGCCATAAGTTCCACCGTGCGCACCGCGTTCCGTAAAAACCACAGATTCGTGGTTTTTCTCCAGCTCAGCCAAGAACTCTTTGGTCTGCTTGTTTCGCAGGTAGTGGTACGGAGATTCAGATTCACTTTTACCACTGGCTTTCCACATATCAGTGAGGCAGATCATGCCATCTTCACCGATACGGATTGGTTGATTGAAGAGGGTTAATGATTTCATAGCGTGTACCTACTCTTTGAAATGAACCTTTGCCGCACAGGAAACCAGCCCACCGAGGCTCGCCAGCACTAACTGGTATCCTCAAAGGCCCATTCCAAAGGGGCAGGTTCGGTGTAAAAAACATGCGTTGCGGTACGCATTTATTGCAAAAAACCCCGCATCGCGAGGCTCATTAAATTGACTTTGTGATTTGCAAAAAAATTATTTCAGGCATTGCGTCCTGATGTACTCCTGAAGCGTTCTCAGTGCTGTTTGGTCACGGATAATTCCGTCCCGGATACCGAGAACGTTTCGTCCAGCAACTGAAGAGAGTTCGACGGTGGCATCATTGCCCATGCCGGAGGAGCTGGAGGTTTTGGCTGAGGCTGGCACAGGGCATTTTCCTTTGACGAGCACCCGACCACCATTATCAAGCTTACGCCGAAGAGCATCATTTTCAGCTTTCGCATTGGCTAACTCCTTCGTGTATTTAGCATCGAGTGCATCAGCAGCACGCTGGCGCTGCTGCATGTCAGTAATGGTGGCGGTCGCCTGCTTCAGCTCTCTGGCGTTTTTGTCGCGCTGCTCTTTGTAGGCGATGGCGTTATCACGGTAATGATTAACAGCCCATGACAGGCAGAGGATGATGCAAATAACCAGAGCGGAGATAATCGCGGTTACCCTGCTCATTGCTGCCCCCACAAACAGACTTCACGCTCAATATCACGACGGGTCATCAGCCCTTTCCATTGCTTACCGCCAGCGTATGTCCAGCGACGTAGCTGGTCACATGCGCCTTTGATATCACCCTGGTTTATTTTGCGAAGAAGCGTCGATGTTCTGAAATTACCAGCGCCCACGTTGTAAACGAACGAGTAAAGAGCGCCGCGCGTTGTTTCCGGTATATCGACTTTGATGTACGGGTTAATTTGTCTGGCGACCATGGAAAGGTCTTTATTCAGGAGGGCTTTGCATTCTGCTTCGGTATACGTTTTACCGGGAATGATGTCTTTTCCGGTGTGTCCGTGACATACAGTCCATACGCCAACGATATCTTCGTATGGTATGTAGCTGACACCTTCCAGGCCATCGTCACCACT